TGAAGAACAGTATTACGCCGGCTTCACGGACTTTGCAGAGGCGTTTGATCGTTGAGGAATTCAAAGAGTTCCTTGATGCTGAGAACCAACTCATTATGGGACTCACTGTTAACTCTACTGAGTGTCTAAAAGAACTAGCTGATCTGGTCTATGTGTGTTACCAGTACGCTGCTAATCTTGGATGGGATCTAGATGAAGCTCTGGATCGTGTCCACCAAAGTAACCTGTCTAAATTAGACGACAACGGTAATCCTATCTACCGTGAAGATGGGAAGGTCTTGAAGGGACCGAACTATCAACCACCAAACCTTAATGATCTTGTTTGATAATGTCGAAACCACCTAAAGAACTTATTGCACGTACTGGGCGTGTACAAAATTGGATTGATGATCCAACATCTCGTCTACCCGTTAGCTGTACCGTCTTCGTTGTAGAAGACACAATGGAGGGACCAAATGGAATCGAAGCCTCGTGGCGATTTGTTAGCCATGCTCTCCGCTATGGAGCGGGAGTTGCCGTCCATCTCTCCAAGCTCCGACCCAAAGGAGCTGAGAATGGTAAAGGACTTGTTGCATCAGGCCCTGTATCATTTGCAAAAATCTATTCAACCCTCAACGAAATCCTGAGACGTGGGGGTGTGTACAAGAATGGAGCTGTTGTATGCCATCTTGATCTCAGTCATCCTGATGTGCTTGAGTTCATTACTGCTAGTCGTAGTGAGCTGCCTTGGGTTAAGCGTTGTGTCAACATCAACGACCACTGGTGGGAACTTGCTGACCAAGAAGTTAAAGAAGCGTTGCTTGAAGGAATCAAGCGTGGTGACATCTGGCTTAACAAAACAAAGGTAGATCGAAATGGAAATCGAATCCGGGGTAACGTATGCTTGGAAGTATATCTCCCCTCACGAGGGACCTGTCTACTTCAACATGTTAACCTCGGCGGATGTGAACTCGATGAAATTCGAGGTGCGTTTGCTCAAGGAATGTCCGAACTGTGCGAGCTACACGGCAAAACAAATGTTGGAGAAAGCGGAGAGTACCTCCCTTCAGAGACTGATCGCCAAGTCGGTCTCGGAATGTTGGGACTTGCCAATCTTCTCCGAACACATGGAGTAACCTATAATGACTTTGGTCGTGCTCTAGAAGCATTGAACAGTGGTCGCCCCTATCCCACTACTCCTGGCTATCTAATCGCTCAGGAGCTTAAGGCGGGCATCCAAACTGCTGCTGAGATTGCCAAGGCTAATCGTATGGAACGTGCCTTTGCCATTGCTCCTACAGCCTCCTGCAGCTATCGCTATACTGATCTCGATGGGTACACTACCTGTCCTGAGATCGCTCCTCCCATTGCCCGTCAAGTGGACCGTGATAGCGGCACCTTTGGCGTCCAGAGCTACGACTACGGTCCGGTTGAGATCGCGTCGGAAGTTGGCTGGGAGTCATACAAACGTGTAGTAGACGGCATCATTCGTCTACTTGATAGTACCGGACTGTTGCATGGTTATTCCTTCAACAGCTGGTCAGATGTGGTTACCTATGATGAGCAATTCATCGAAGATTGGTTGGCAAGTCCACAGACTTCTCTTTACTACAGTCTCCAAGTAATGGGTGACGTTCAAGACAAGTCTGATGCCTATGCCGCATTGGATGATGGTGACGTTACCGCATACCTGGAGTCTCTTCTAAATGATCCTGCTCCTGATTGTAATTGCGGCGAATGAACCCCTATCAAAAACTACTTAATCGTAAACGTACATGGACTCCGGTCCAAACCACTGCTGGTAAACTGAATGAAGGTGCTGAAGAAACAATCTACCGGGCACTCGCTATCCGACACATGGAACTACCTGTGGGTGAGTTTATCAGAGATGCCATTGCCACTGACGTTCCAGTTCTGGCGAGGGACCTACTCCAATCAAATATCAAAGACGAAGAAAACCACGACCTGGCTCTTGGTTATGTCGCCAATGCTCTTGGTACTGATCCGAAAGCTGAGGCCGAAGCACTTAAGCTCCGAGAGGCGTGGACTTCGCATCCAGATCACACGCTCCTCAAAGCACTTGTTGCCGAGCGTGCAATTTTCTTCGTGCTCCTCCCATTCTTCAGATTTAACGGTGATGCTGGTCTCCGAACAGTAAGTGCTGACATTAGTCGTGATGAACAAGTCCATGTTGCAACGAATAGCTTGGTATGTACTGAGCTTGGTCTCAATTGGAGTCCTTCTCTCGATAAGCTCAGGAAGGCAACCATTAATTGGGTTCTTGAGCCACTAGGTAGAAATACTACCTCAAAATATTTGGACAAAAAATTTTGGCTGGATGCCAGTGACCGTCTAATGTATGAGGGTAAAGCACCAGAGCTTTCTGATACAAAGCGAGCACGTATGCCTGCCTTCTTTGAACATGCAAACCCCAATCTCCCTCAGTATGCTTGAGACCCATGGTCTTCAGCTAACTTCTATTCTTCAACAACTTGAAGAGAACTTCCCACCACTTAATCCCCACCCGGATGACTCACACTCATTAATTATGTACCGCTCTGGCCAACGTTCTGTGGTCGAGTGGATTCAACATCAACTCAACGAAGAGAACAATGGCTAACGAAAGAAGAGAAAAGGCGCAACGGATGGCATCCCGTGGGGCCAGCGTCAAAGAGATCAAGCAAAAGACAGGACTGTCTGGCGAAGCCGCAAAGAAAGTCTCCAACAACTACAACCCTGCCCTTACTTCAGCTCCAAAGGCACCGCCGAGCTCTGGTGGCGGTGGGTCCAGCTCTGGTGGCGGTGGATCCAGCTCTGGTGGCGGTAGTGGTAAGAATAAAGGCCCAACTCTTGGTCAATTATTGAGGATTGCAGGTGGTGGTTATGGTATCGGTAAAAGCGAACTTGATACCCTAGTAGGTCTTGGAAAGGATAAAGAGAAAATCTCTCCTGACAAACTTATCCGACGACTAGATAAAATCAACGCCAAACTATCTGAAGAAGATAAAATTGGTATCTCCCTTAAATCTGGTGCAGCTAATAAAATAATTAGAAAGGCATCTAAATTAAGTCCCTATGAAAGAAGTCAATTTGATTTCGGAACCGGACCTTTGGGTATGCAAATTCAAAGTATGCTTGGAGATCCAGGCTCCCTTGGGGTCATGCGTAAAGGTCAAAGAGAAGGTTCACGGGAAGCTGTAGAACCTACCTTATTGGCTAAAGGTAAGGATCTAGGTCCTACAGGTAGGGAGCAAGTCAGAGGTGTTGGTGAGCAGTACGAAGTGCCTAAGCGCTTACTTGGTGGTGATGAGACCACTCCTACTACTGATGGTGGTAGTGTTGAGGTTGGTGGTGATGGCGGGGGTGGACCATTCTTACCTCCAGAACCTATTGATACTTCCCTCTCCAGCGGAGCCGGTGGCCTTGATCTTGCATCATGGGCTACTGGATTCAGGCGTGCTAAGTCCTCCCGACAAAAAGTGGGTAGAGGTGCTCAAGGTCTTATCTCAATGAAGAAGTCTCCATTTACATCTTGGTTTAAATAATGACAGCTAAAACAAGATACGACTTTCTAAGTAAATATCGTTCCACGTTTTTAGACACAGCTGTTCAGTGTTCAGAGTTGACACTACCTACTCTTATCCAACAGGATGATGATGTTAGTCGGTCAACAAACCTAAGGTTAGTCACACCATGGCAAAGCGTTGGTGCAAAGGGGGTAGTCACTCTAGCATCTAAATTGATGTTAGCTCTATTGCCTCCTCAAACCAGCTTCTTTAAGCTACAGATTGATGATTCAAAGATCGGTGTTGATCTACCTGCGGAAGCACGATCAGATCTGGATATCTCCTTTGCGAAGATGGAAAGGTCTGTCATGGAAATCATAGCAGCATCTAGTGATCGCGTTACTGTCCACCAAGCTCTTAAGCATTTGGTTGTTGGTGGTAATGCGTTGATCTATATGGGTCCTAAGGGGCTGAAGCTATACCCATTGAATAGGTATGTCGTAGACAGAGATGGCAACGGTGAAGTCTTAGAAATCGTAACAAGAGAACGTATTAGTCGTAAACTCTTATCTCCTATTCTAACAGCAACGTACCCAGCTAATCCTCCAGGTGAGGATGGTACAGATAATGATGAAGACGTTGATGTTTACACACATGTAAGACGAGAGAACAATCGCTTTGTGTGGCATCAAGAGGTCTTTGATAAGATCATCCCCGGTTCACAAGGTAAGGCACCATTGGATGCTAACCCTTGGTTGGTTCTTCGATTTAATGTTGTAGATGGTGAATCATTTGGACGTGGTAGGGTAGAGGAGTTCCTTGGTGATCTCCGTTCCTTGGAGGCATTGATGCAAGCACTCGTAGAGGGCTCTGCAGTCGCCGCTAAGGTGGTCTTTACCGTGTCCCCGTCTAGTACCACCAAACCTCAAACACTCTCCTCTGCGGGCAACGGAGCCATCATTCAGGGACGACCTGATGATATCTCAGTTGTTCAAGTTGGTAAGACAGCTGACTTTAAGACAGCTATGGATATGGCTGGTGTGTTAGAGCGTCGTCTCAGTGAAGCATTCCTTATCCTTAATGTACGGGATAGCGAACGCACTACAGCTGAAGAGGTACGCATGACACAAATGGAACTGGAACAACAACTTGGTGGTCTATTCTCCCTCCTTACTGTTGAGTTCCTTGTACCGTATCTTAACCGTAAACTCTCTGTACTTCAAAAGAACAACGACATCCCTAAGATCCCTAAAGATCTTGTACGTCCTACTATTGTTGCAGGTATTAATGCATTGGGTAGGGGACAGGATCGAGAAAGCTTGAGTCAGTTCTTTACTATCATTGCTCAAACTTTAGGACCTGATGCTCTTGGTACATACCTTAACCTTGATGAAGCTGTTAAGCGTCTTGCTGCAGCTCAAGGTATTGATGCTCTGAACCTTGTGAAGTCTATGAGTCAAGTGGAGCAAGAGGAAGCACAAGACATGCAACAAGCACAAGAGATGGAGCTAGTTAAGCAAGCATCTAACATGGTTAAGGCACCACTACTGGATCCATCTAAAAACCCAGAATTGATTAACCAACAAAATGGACAAACAAACCCCGACCAAGCCGCAGCGGCGCAACAAGAAGCAGGTATCCCCGGAGGCGGACTCCTCGGCTGAAGAAACACAGACCAACTCTGAGCCAGCTCCTTACATGAAGCGCACTAAGATTGGTGAGCCTACTATCGGTCGTTCCCCCGATTTCGTCAAGACTGTTGGTCTTGGCAATCTAACCGTTATTACAGCAAATGGCAAACGAAATTACTCTTAATCCATCCGAACAAGTCGAAGGTGAATTCTCCGCAGAAGAACTTGAATCCCTAGCAATTGGTGAGAAGCTAGCTGAACAAGAGCAACAACTACTGGCTGGTAAATATCAGTCAGCAGAAGAGTTGGAACGTGGTTACCTTGAACTACAAAAGCGTCTCTCTTCTCAGTCTAATGATGATACTCCTACAGAGCAAGCAACAGAAGAACCTGAGGAGCAAGAACAAAGTGAAGAAGTAGATTCAGATCTCTTCGATACTATCATGGAATCTTACCGTACTGGTGAGTGGGATGAGAGTATTGTAGATACAGTTAGCAAAATGGATCCCATTGATGTTGCTAACATGTTCCTGGAGAAGCAAGGTGAAGTACAGCAAGGTGAGGTAGCAACTCAAGAGGACATTGATCAGATCCAAGAGTCAGTTGGTGGTATGGAGTCATACCGCAACATGATTCAATGGGCTGGTCAAAACCTCTCAGAGAATGAGATTGCTATGTATGATGCTGCCATGGATAAGGGTGATCCTCTCACCATGTTCTTCGCTGCACAAGCTCTCAACGCACGTTACCAAGATGCTATTGGTTACGACGGTGAGATGCTGACAGGTTCAGCACCGCGTAACACTCGTGATGCATTCCGTAGTCAAGCTGAGTTGGTTGCTGCTATGAGTGACCCTCGCTATGATAAGGATCCTGCCTATCGCCAGGACATTGCTGAGAAACTAGAACGTTCCAACCTTCAATTCTAATGACTGAAAACATCTTCGCTAAAGAACCCACCATGTACCACGATTCTGATTACACTGTGTCCCACAACGAACGAGCTGAACTGTTGAATGGTCGCCTTGCTATGCTTGGCTTTGTTGCAGCAGTAGGTGCCTATGTATTTACTGGTCAAATTATTCCTGGAGTATTCTAATGTCTTGCGGTAAGAAAGGGCATAAAGGTGGCGGCAAGAAAAAGTAAGGCCGTTAGCCTAAAGATTGGCACACATAAATCTCGTACTGGTGGACTCACGAAAGCTGGTCGAGAAAAATACAACCGAGAAACAGGTTCTAATCTCAAAGCTCCACAACCTGAAGGTGGTCCACGTAAGCGGTCATTCTGTGCTAGGATGTCTGGAGTCAAAGGACCTATGAAAGACGAGAAGGGTCGCCCTACTCGCAAAGCACTAGCCCTTCGTAAATGGAAATGCTAAATGGCTAAACCTGGACTCTACGCTAACATCCACGCTAAGCGAGAACGTATCGCTAAAGGTAGTGGAGAGAAGATGCGTAAACCTGGTGCTAAAGGAGCACCTACTGCAGCTCAATTTAAGAAAGCTGCTAAGACTGCCAAGAAGAAATAGTATTGGCAAGTCCGTCAATACTGCGCGTGTATTGGCGGATTAGTTGGAGTAATCAATATTAAAGTTCTTCGCTTTATTATTATGATTCCTATTCTAACTACTCTGTCAGTCATTAGCTCATGGTATGGTCCTGGATTTCACGGGAACCTTACTGCTAATGGTGAACGATTCAATCAACAATCCCTTACTGCTGCGCACAAGACACTTCCATTTGGGACACGCCTCCGGGTATGTTTCAAGCGGTGTGCCGTTGTTCGGGTAAACGATCGTGGTCCTTACATCCATGGTAGGAACCTAGATCTCAGTAAAGGTGCGGCTGATGCAATCGGTCTCACTGGCTCTGGAGTTGGACGGGTACAAGTAACTCGACTTAACTAACTTCAAATTATGACTGCTACACTCGCAGCTCCACGCTCTCAAGATAATGCTTGGGAGCGTTTTTGTAACTGGGTCACTTCGACCGACAACCGTCTTTATATCGGCTGGTTTGGAACACTGATGATTCCGTGTCTCCTTGCAGCTACTACTTGTTTCATTATTGCCTTCATTGCTGCACCTCCTGTAGACATTGATGGCATCCGCGAGCCTGTATCAGGCAGTCTACTTTATGGAAACAACATCATATCGGGAGCCGTCGTTCCGAGCAGCAATGCCATCGGACTACACTTCTACCCAATTTGGGAAGCTAGTTCACTTGATGAATGGCTCTATAACGGGGGACCGTTCCAACTTGTGGTCTTCCACTTCCTCATTGGCGTCTATGCTTACATGGGACGCGAGTGGGAACTTAGCTATCGACTAGGAATGAGGCCTTGGATTTGTGTTGCTTACAGCGCACCTGTGGCTGCAGCCTCTGCTGTGTTCCTTGTGTATCCATTCGGTCAAGGATCTTTCTCTGATGCAATGCCACTCGGTATCTCCGGCACGTTTAATTACATGCTGGTCTTCCAAGCTGAACACAACATTCTCATGCACCCGTTCCATATGTTGGGAGTTGCTGGTGTATTTGGTGGTAGCTTGTTTAGTGCTATGCACGGTAGCCTTGTCACGTCTTCACTTGTGCGTGAGACTACTGAAGACATCTCTCAGAACTATGGTTACAAGTTTGGGCAAGAGGAAGAGACGTACAACATCGTCGCAGCACACGGCTACTTCGGACGTTTGATCTTCCAATATGCATCTTTCAATAATAGCCGTAGCCTTCATTTCTTCCTTGCTGCTTGGCCTGTTGTTGGTATTTGGTTTGCTGCTTTGGGCGTTTCGACCATGGCTTTCAATCTTAATGGTTTCAACTTTAACCAATCTCTTCTCTCATCTGAGGGGCAAGTAATTAATACTTGGGCTGACATTCTCAATCGTGCTAACCTCGGCTTTGAAGTGATGCACGAACGTAATGCTCATAACTTCCCACTTGATTTGGCTGCACATACTGCACCAGTAATCGGCTAAGCACGTCGTCCGTTCATTCCCGCTCGGTAAAAGCTGCATTGAAATGTCTACAAAAGGCGCATCAATGTCCCGTTCGGGAACGCATGACACCTACTCATGGAACGGGGGGTAGGTACTTCAATCCTTACAATGACTCAAGTCGAATTGGATGCCCGTGTACGGGAGCAGAAAGCTGCTGAAAAGGAGCAGAAGTTGAAGTATCGCGGCGTTGCTTACACACCGAAAACTAAATAACTAAACGGAGCTAGGCACCTCAGAGTCGGACCTGGCTCCTATTGACTGAGGCCGGTTACGACCGACACCCTTAGTCATGACAGTCGGAGAGACGACACAAAAATATGACAACAAAAATTCTAAGCGCTTAGAGAGACAACGCAAACAACTCTCTCTTAACTATTGTGGCTAATTCTATTGTAACTTCGGTCGGTACTATTAATAATACTAGTGCGACTCCTCTTGCCCTTGGTACGGCTTATGATACCAAGTACGCAACTTATCTGAAACTGTTCTCTGGCGAGATGTTCAAAGCCTATGAATCGGCTACTATCGCCAAAGGCACTGTGCAAAGCCGTACCCTGAAAAACGGTAAAGCAATGCAGTTCATCTTCACCGGCCGTATGGAAGCGGCTTACCATGAGCCTGGCACTCCGATCCTGGGTTCTGGTGATCCCCCGGTGGCAGAGAAGACCATCGTCTGTGATGACCTTCTCATTAGTTCCGCTTTTGTCTATGATTTGGACGAGACCCTTGCGCATTACTCGCTGCGTTCGGAGATCGCTAAAAAGATCGGCCACGCTCTGGCTGAGGCATATGATAAGAAGATCTTCCGTCAGATCGCTAAGGCTGCTCGTGAAGCTCACCCCATTACTGCTGCTCCTGGTCCTGAGCCCGGTGGTAGCATCATCCAACTGGGTGTGCAAAAAGAGTATGATGCACAAGCTCTGGTAGATGCCTTCTTTGAGGCTGCTTCCATCATGGATGAGAAGAACCTGCCTAAGCAAGGTCGTCATGCTGTGCTGTCTCCTCGTCAGTACTACGCACTTGTGAGCCAAGTGGATAGCAACATCCTGAACCGTGACTTTGGTAACAACCAAGGTAACCTGAATAGCGGTGAAGGTCTGTATGAGATCGCTGGTATCTCCATCAAGCGCTCCAACAACCTGCCCTTCCTGGCTGGTAGCGTGTCCTCCGTCAACGGTGAGAACAACGATTACTCTGGTGACTTCTCCACTAGCTGTGGTCTCATCTACTACAAGGATGCTGCTGGTGTTGTGGAAGCTATTGCTCCCTCCGTGCAGACTACTTCTGGTGATGTGTCCGTGATGTACCAAGGTGATCTGATCGTGGGTCGTCTTGCTATGGGTTGCGGTACCCTGAACCCTGCTGCTGCTATTGAGCTGCAGTCTGCTCGTTCCTGATAAGGAGATAGACCTATGTCTATTGTCCCTGGCACTTCTGTAATTCTTGTCGAGGGTAATGCCATCGGGACTGTTGTTAACTCCCAGACTCAGAACCCCCCTACTCCTGTTGAGTACGGACGGACTGTAGCTTCTGGCGAAGGCATCCGTCTCGATAAGGTTAAAACTGATGACGTAGATGGCAAGCTCCCCTACGTTGGTCCCTAATTAAGGTAAAACATCATGGCTGTTTCTGTTGCTAAAGGCAATAACGGCGTCTGCACGACTGACGCTGTTCGTATTTCTGTAGCCAAGACCCGTTTTGGGTATGGCTCTGCTGTTGCTGACTCTGCTGTGGCTTCGACCACCAAGGGTCTGCGGACTGCTTATCCTGGCGTTGAGTGCAACATCTCTAACGTCTGATTTATTGGGGGATCCTTCGGGGTCCCCCTTTTTTTATTCCTTCAATAACAACATTGTTATGCCGTTCACCAATAACGCTCAAGCTACACTCCAAGCTGTTAATGAAATCCTATCGTCTATTGGTCAGGCGCCTGTAACCACCATCGAGGCTCAGACCATCACTTATGAAGATGGAACAACTGTCGAGGCTGTAATCAACCCGGAAGTTGCAATTGCATACGAGACACTTCTGCAAGTCTCAAGAGAGGTACAGGCTGAAGGTTGGACATTCAACCGAGAGTTTGAAGTTCCTAAAACTCCCGAAGATAATGGGTATATTTCACTTACTGGTGGTATGCTACAGTTAGATCTAAGTAACGTTTTAGAGAATGCTAACTACGATACCGTTGTCCGTAACGGACGTTTGTATGATAAAATTAGTCATACAGATGTCTGGGATACTAGTAAAACATATAAAGTAGATGTACTGTGGTGTTACGACTTCCCTGATCTCCCTCAAGTCTTTAGAGATTATATTACCGCACGAGCTGCTACACGCTGCGCTATTCGTCTGGTTGGTGATGTTAATCTAACTCAATCATTAGCGTCCTTTGAGACGTGGCGTAGAGCTAATTGCTTAGAGTATGAATGCAGCGAAGGTGATTACACCATGTTTGGGTTTAGACGTGGTGAAGATTTTTATAGCAGCTATCAACCATTTAAGGCTCTTTCGCGATGACAGCAGTATCTCAACGTATTCCTTTTTACACTGGTGGTGTATCACAACAAGTCGATGAAAAGATGGCTCTAGGGCAAGTGAAGGAAGCTTTGAACTGCTACCCTGATGTTACCCTAGGAATGATTAAGAGACCTGGTGGTAAGTTTAACTGTCAGCTTAATGGGTTGACTGCTAGTACCTCAGATACTCAAGCATGGTTCAGTATCTTCCGTGATAATGATGAGAAGTATATTTCTACTATCTCATCTAGTGGAGTACCTAGGGTGTGGAATTTGCTGACAGGTAATGAGGCTACGGTTACTTATCCAGTTGGTAAGGAAGCAGCAATTAAATCTTACCTGACTGCTGCTGATTCACGTAACATCAAAACTCTTACCATTAACGACTTCACCTATATTGTTAATAGTGAGAAGGTTGTAGCAACTAAACCTGACCCTACCTTCACACCAAAACTACAAGCTACTATTGTTGTTAATCAGGTTGAGTACGATACAACCTACAGTGTTACTATTGGTGGTAGTACGTTCACGTATCTCTCAGGACCTGTACCAGCACAGCCCAGCCCTGGAGCACCTATCACACCAATCAAATTATCTGATGTTACTAATGGTATTGCAGGTGCAATCACCAGTGGATTTGCTAGTAAAACTGTTATTGATAACACCATCTACTTAACCTTTAACACTAGCACTACTGTCTCAGCTTCAGCTGGTATTGATGGTAAGGCTCTCCGATTCTTCCAAGATGAAGTAGATACATTACCACGTCTACCTGAACAAGGTAAGCATGGTCAAGTTGTTAAAGTAACCAACACTACTGCAGATAAAGATGACTACTATTTGAAGTTTGTAGCAGAGAATGGTAGCACTGGTAAGGGTTATTGGGAAGAGACTGTATCCCCTGCTGTTAGTCTTGGCCTTAACGAACAGACAATGCCTATTGTTCTGATTCGTGATACACTATCTCCGCTTAGTTTTACTGCTACATTCCTTGATGGTTCTGTAACAATTAACAATCTCCCTCTCCTATGGGAACCACGGTTGGTAGGTGATGATGAGTCTAACTCTCACCCCTCCTTCGTCAACAACACTATTCAAGATGTATTCCTGTTTCAAAATAGACTAGGATTCCTGACTGAAGATAATGTATCTATGTCCCAAGCTGGGGACTACTATAATTTCTACCATAAATCTGCTACAGTACTAGGTGTTGCTGATCCTATTGATCTCAGCTGTGCTAGTATTAAACCAGCTGTTATTCGCTCAGTTGTACCTATCACTCAAGGTTTGCTTTTATTTAGTGATAGTCAACAGTTCCTTATGGAATCTGAAAATGGACCATGGACCGCTACTGATGTAACTATCAGGACTATTGCTAACTACGAATGCGATAGGTACCTCAAGCCTGTTGACCTAGGTTCTACAGTATTATACACCAGTAGGAACCAAAGTTGGACACGGGCATTTGAAATCTTTACTAGGGGACAAAGAGAGAACCCGTCTGTAAATGAATCCAGCAAGATTGTACCTGAGTGGATTCCACGTACTATTACCCATACAACTGGTAGCGCACAAAACGGTCTTTGGATTGGTTCAGGTAACACATCAGAAACCTTGTACTTGTTTAGGTTCTTTGAACAAGGTGATGAGAGGGCACTATCCTCTTGGGTTAAATGGGTCCTACCTTCCAATGTAATCCACACAGCTATTCAGAATGATATCCTGTATGTGTTGTGTAGTGACTCTACAGGATATAGTGTACTTGAACATAACCTTGTGTTATCACCTACTACTGGTGGACTAATCAATAACCTTGGTAACACTGTAGACCCTCATATGGACTATTGGTGTGAAGTGACGGATGCTTCTATTATCAACCCTACTCAACCTACTGCACCAACATACGATTCTGTAACTAAAACAACAAAAGTTTATCTACCCACTTATTTCGATACTACAAAGACTATTAATTTTGTAGTGGGTCTTAAAAAAGTAGGTAGCCCTGGTACTGCATCAGGTTATTATGGTTTGGTAGAAGTGGAGACTGATGGTGGTGGTGACTTCTTTATTATCTCCGGTAATGTGTCAGATAATTACATTTATGTGGGGTATGAGTATAACATGGAGATTACTCTTCCTAGATACTACTACTCATTAGGTGAAGCTGGAGTTGACTTCACAGCGGTCACTACAATCTCCCGTATGGCCTTCTACACAGGTTTAGGTGGTGATGTGTACTTCAGTATCCTAGACCGTGGTAGAGCGGCTTGGAGGAGCATTGATGGTGCAAGGATTGCCGACTTCTATATCTCAGACACCTCCCCATTTAGAGATTCATATGTCTATAAAGTTCCCATTTATCAGAGGCCAGATAACTACACAATGAAAGTTACTTCAAATACTCCATTCCCTGTTAGTCTTGTGGCTATGCAATGGGAGGGTCAATACTCACCTGGATTCTTTAGGAGGACTTAGGTATGGCTTTACAATATTTGGCTACCTTTGCAACACAAGGGATTAATGCCCTTCTTGGTGGTCTTAGTGGACAGTCTGAAGCTGATGCTGCTAATCGAGCCACAGAAGCTGCATATAAGCAGAACCTCCTTAATTGGAAATACGGTAAGAAGACCACTAAGTTAGACTATCGCCACGAGAGAAAGCAGTGGCAGATGAATCAAAGGAATGAAGAAGTTGCTCGTAAATGGCAGGATGCAACTAATCTTCAGGATTGGCAGTATAACCTAAAGATTCAAGACTTTGAATATGCCTCTCAAATGAGGCAGTACAATAGATCTAATGAGATTGCTGATCAACAGCTCACCTTCAATGCTATGGCACAGAAGGTAGCTAATGAAGCAGAGTACCGTAAACTAGAAGATACAACTAAAGAGATTGCATTCCAAAACCAAGATATTATTCTTAAGGCTGTGCAATCCGAAGGAGCTGCTGCTGTTAAAGGTCAACAAGGTAGAAGTGCAGAGAAAGCTGGTCAAGCTGAACTTGCATCTCTTGGTCGTAACCAAGCTATCCTTGCTGAATCACTGTTAAGTGCTAGGGCTGATACACAAGCTGCTATGCGTAAGATTGCTACCGATAAGTTTGGTGCTGATCTTGCTGCTAATGCATCACGTATGTTGAAGCCTGAGCGTCTTCCCACACCACCTAAACCGCTTGCAACACCGAAGATAGAGTTCCTTGCACCACGTAGACCTACTAAATATGACTTCGGTCCTAAGCCTGTTAAGGGTGCTATGGTATCTTCTACAGGTGCTTGGATGGAAGCAGGTGGCAAGATTGCATCATCTGCTCTTGGTGGTATAGGTGCAACTTGGTAATTAGTCACACTAAATAACTAAACAATGGATCAAATTAACTACAGAGGGTACGCCCGCAGTGTAGGTTTCGATCCTGTTAATGCTCCTACGGAAGGGCTGCGTCAAATGGCAGCTCGTGACGAACGTATCATACGTGGTATGGATAAGAACCGTCAGGAGATTAAACAGGTACGAGATCGGTATGGTGCAGCTTTAGAACGTAAGTTCGCTGCTGAGCAACAGGATCGTGACAAAGCTTATCGTTGGAAACAACAACTACGAGAGACTAGGTTTAGGGCACAAGATGCAGCTGCTAAAGCTCGCATTCAAGATGAAGTTATACGTGGTAAGAATGCAGTATCAGCATTAGAAGGTCTAGCTAAGTTTAGCACAACTATCGCTGACACTGTAACCGCCATTAAGAAACAGCAAGATGAGCAAGCTACTCTTGATGGTTACATGGAGGTTATGGAGAATGGTGGAATCTCACCACAGCAACAAGCCAACATAGATAACACTCAAACTCTTCTTAATCAAGCTGGAGAAGCTAGTGATCAAATTGCAGAAGGATTGCAGCAACGTGGTGTAGATCCTGGTGTTGTTACTAAACTTCTCACAGGTAATAAGGCTAGGGATATCGGTCGTGTAAGGGCTCATATGGAGATCATTACCGCTGAGTTCCCAGCCCACCTCCAGGAGCGGTACGAGGCACTTGGCCTGCAAACAGCTGCTGAGAGAGCTGCTGCTACCCCTGAGATACTTCAAGAATACCTTACCAACAACCAAGTATTTGGCCTTAGGTACGATTTCATGGGTGAGTATCTACTTAAGATGCGTAGTGCTGTTAATGCTCAAGTTGAAGCAGCACGTCGATCTGATGTAGCTAACAAGTCATCTATGATGAGAGATGATGCTACAAATGCATTTATCCGTACAAAGAGTGGTGAATCACTTACTGATGCATTCAACACCATTTCTCGTTCGTATGACTCTGATGGTAGGACACCTCTAGGTCGTACTGCTGCTAAGAATGAGATCTACAAACTCCTTAGTGATACCACCCTGTTCTCTGATGCTGATGTAGAACGTATCCTATCTGAGGCACAGACAGATCAAGGTACTTGGAGGGATCGTTTCCCTCGTGACTATGACTCTCTTATGTCTCAGCGTCAAGCTGATACGGAGCGAGAGCATCAAGCTAGGGATGCACAAGAGCGTCGTACTGGTAAGGAGGCAGAGAAGCAACTTCTTGACTGGGTGAAGAATGAGTGGGATGGTAGTGAGGAAACACTTGAATCTATCATCCAACAAGCCAAGCAAGATGGTATCCCAACTGATAGACTTCAAACTTATCTTGCTGTTACTACTGAGCAACAGAATGAAGACTTCTGGAATGATACATTTACAGAAGCTTATGAGAATGGTA